TCTAGTTCTTGATTCTGGTGCCGCTATCGATTGGGAAATTCACCCAACAGGAACAGGCTCCGGCGAGAAGTATTACGGCGGTTCTGGCATCGTGACTGCGAAGACTATCTCTGCGTCTTACGACGGGTTGGTTGAGGCGTCATTCTCGGTACAAGTATCAGGCGCAATCACTGAGTCGTCTAACTAATGGGTTTGGCTAAAGAGTTGCGAGCGCGACGCAAGCAGTCACGCCGTAAGATTGAGGTCGTAGAGTGGGCTGATGATGACGGGGCGTTTGTCCTGTATTGTCGCCCACTGACCTGCTATGACCTGAACGAATTACAGAAGCGTCACCCGCAAGTAATGCAGAACCCTAGCATTGCGGCAATGGTTGATCTGATTGTAATGAAGGCAGAGAGTAAGGATGGCGACAAGCTGTTTACCTCTGCTGAAGACAAGATCGACTTGATGGGTGAAGAGACGACGGTGGTGTCTGGTATTGCTAACGAGATGTTTAGCACTATCGACCCATTTGAGGACGTCGAAAAAAACTGAAGGCCGATCAGTCTCGGATGAATCTCATCGCCTTGGCTGATCGGTTACATAAGACTATCGAAGAAGTCGAGCAGATTACAGTCAATGAGTTTCAAGAGTGGCTTGCTTACTTCAAGATAACGAGCGAGTCTAAAGATGGCGACTGAATCCGTAAGCATCATCATCAAGGCGTTTGACCAAACGCAGAAAGCCTTACGCGGAATCAAGCGCGCGTTCGCTGGCCTATCCAAAGTTTTCTTTAGCTTCAAAACCGCCTTAGTCGCGGCAGTCGGTGCAGGCGGCATGGGCTTGTTGATTGCTAACTCACTCAAGGCAACGGATGCCCTGGCCAAAACAGCAGGTAGGATAGGCACGACGACAGATGCTTTGAGCAAACTACAATACGCAGGCGATTTGTCTGGCCTAAGCATTGAAACAATGAATATGGCACTACAGCGATTTACTCGCAGAGTGTCAGAGGCGGCCATCGGCACAGGAGAAGCCAGAGGCGCACTCAAAGAGTTAAACCTTGATGCAAACGAATTAAACAGGATGACGCTAGATCAAAAGGTGTTGACGCTTGCTGACGCCTTTGCTGGTCTTCCTGACCGCCTAAATGACACTCGAATAGCTATGAAGCTGTTTGATTCTGAAGGTGTAGCAATGGTTAATATGTTGCTTGAAGGGTCTGACTCTTTAAAGGGCATGTTCAACGAAGCAGAATTGCTTGGCGCGGTAATGACTCAAGAGGCCGCAGAAGGCGTAGAGGACGCTAATAACGCTATTACAAGAATGATGGCTGTTTCTAAGGGCTTAATCGCGCAATTTTCCGCGGCACTTGCACCAGCGATCACTCTTGCCGCTAATTCAATGTTTGATTTTACGACTAAAACACTAGCGAGCAAAGACGGCGTTAGAGGTTTTGCGATTGAAGCGGCGGCTAACTTTTTGCAGTTCATCGCGGCTACTCTAGATAATTTAGAAAATCTAGCGAAGGGCGTCCGCGTAGCGTTTAATGCGTTTGTCATAGGCGCGAATTTCATCATGCCTGTATTTGACGTGATTGGTGCCGCTTTCGATTTATTGATTAACGGAATTAAGCGCAAGTTAAACGTAATTGTAAGCGCGACCGGATTTATTGACCGTGCCTTAAAGAAACTCGGATTTGAAGAAGTCTTTAATTTCGAAAAATTTAAAATAGAGCCAATCACGTTTACAGTTACGCAGTTAGAAAAAATGGGCGAGATACGTTTTGGTAACTTAGCCGATGGTTTACGTGAGGTCGCAAGTGTTGTTCGCGATACTAAAAATGCCGCAACAGAAACTCAAGATGCACTTAACAACGTAGTACCTCCAAGTACGCCAATATCAGATTTTCTAGAGCAATTACAGACAATGCGCAAGAGCGGCGATGATGTCCGTGAGGGTCTGCTAAAGCTAGGCGACCAAGCACTTACAGGGTTGGGTAAGTCATTCACCGACGCTATTACTGGCGCACAGAAATTTAGTGACGCGATTAAGAATATGGCCAAGAGCGTAATCGACAGCCTAATTCAGATGCTAGTTCAGAAGTACATCGTCGATGCGGCTTTCGGTGCAATTACTGCCGGAATTGGTGGCGGACCTACGCCAGCACCTACAGGCGGCGGTGGTGGAATGTCATTGGGCGGGTTAGCTCGTGGTGGTGTAGCGACAGGCAACACGCCGTATATTGTAGGCGAGAAAGGGCCAGAGCTATTCATACCAAGTACCACAGGGCGAGTCGTCCCTAATAACGAATTAAGTGGCGGCGGTGTGACCGTAGTGCAGAACATCAACGTGACCACAGGCGTACAGCAAACCGTACGTGCAGAAATAGCCAACCTACTGCCTCAGATCAGTAACGCGGCGAAGTCTGCTGTCGCTGATGCTAGAATGAGAGGCGGTGGCTTCAGCAAAGCAATGGTAGGTGCATAATGGCGGCGTTTCCAAATGTAGGCTTTACCTCGATGACGATGCGGCTTAGGTCGGCAACGGCTGTAAGTCAGTCACCGTTTACCTATGACCAGCAGACTTATCAGCATCAGGGTGTGCGGTGGGAAGCAGAAGTGCAACTGCCACCACTGAAGCGATCAGATGCCAAGCAGGTAGAGGCGTTCTTTGCCGCTCTAAGGGGTCAGGCTAATACCTTTACGATGGGCAACCCCATACACAACACGACCGCCACAGGCGCAATCACGAGCGGATCAGCAGGTGCTACGACTGTCACCGGCTCTACTTCGGGCGTGGTCGCAGGCGACTACTTTGAAACAGGCAGTGCGCTATACATTGTCACCGGCATTTCGGGAAGCTCGATCGACATAATGCCACCACTCCGGTCAGCGATTAGCTCATCAACTTCTTTAGACTTTACTCTGCCGAAAGGCACATGGCGACTAGCAAGCAATGACATCGGATGGAGTATCAACCAAGCTAGTTTGTACGGTTTCACTTTTGCTTGCGTTGAGGCTATATGAGCAGATCACTGACATCGGCGATGCAGTCGGCAGTCACCGCCGATTTAGTACGTCCAATCATTCTAGTGCAGTGTGCCTTCGACTCCGGCAATCTGAATCTATGGAACGGCGTGGGCAATCTCACAGTTAGCAGTGTTGACTATGTTGGCGCTGGTACATTGCTCACCATTGGTCAAATAGCAGAGACGGCAGAACTGCAAGCTAACGGCATTACAGTCACCCTGTCAGGAATCACTGACCCTTTATTAGCAAAGGCGCGTGACGAGGACTACCAAGGCCGTGAGCTAAAAGTATTGCTAGGCGCTATGGATGCCAGCAACGGCGTTATAAGCACGCCTGTAAACGTGTTCAGTGGCTTTATGGACACGATGGTTATTAATGACTCATCAGAAACAGCCACAATACAGATAGCGGTTGAGAATCGTTTAATCGGTTTTGAGCGCACTCGTGTCAGGCGCTACACCGCAGAAGATCAACTGATCGACTTTCCCAACGACAAGGGCTTGGAGTTTGTCGCTGATATGGCTGAAAAAGAAATTGTTTGGGGTCGTAGTGGCGTAGTTAGTAGTGGACGCGGTAACGGCGGCGGCGGTGACGACTTCCCATCAGACCAGAGGCAACTAGACTAATGGAATTTGCGATTGAAAACCTAGCAAAAGTCAGGCGAGAAATAGAGCCTTTGCTCGAACAGCACTGGCAAGAAATAGCTTTAAACCAAGACATTATTAAGATGAACCCCGACTGGGAAGGCTATGCACGGCTTGATAACGTCAACGCGCTTAGAATCTACACAGCTAGAAAAGACGACGTGATGATGGGCTATTTTGTCGTTATCGTCAGCAAGTCACTGCACTACCGTGACCACTTGTTCGCTAACAACGACGTTATCTTTCTGGCTAAGCCAGCACGCAAAGGGTTGACCGGCGTAAAGCTCATCAAGTTTGCCATTGAGTCACTAGCGGCTGAAGGCATCACGAAGCTACACGTCAATACAAAAGCGCATCAGCCCTTCGACGCAATCCTTGAGCGATTGAACTTCGAGGAAATCGAGCGCGTCTACTCTTTAGTTCTGAGGTAAGAACATGGCTATTTCGGCAGTTGCAGGTTTAGCGACGGCGATTGGCGCGGCGGCGCAGGCTGGTGTACTAACTTTTTTTGCGCTTGAAGGGTTTGCCGCATTTGCGGCTTGGGCGGCGCTAGGCGCTGGCCTTTCAATGGTTTCTCGTGCGTTGGCTCCTAAGCCAAACCTTGGCGCACAGATGCGAGGTATCACGCAGACCAGTCGTGAACCTGCTGGCTCGCGAAAAACTGTGTATGGAAAGATGCGCGTCGGTGGTCAGGTCGTATTCATATCAAACTCAGGCGATGACAACAAATACCTACACATGGCGATCGCCTTTGCTAGCCACGAAATAGAAAGTTACGAAGAGATTTGGTTTAACGATAAGAAAGTGTGGACTCTCAGTGGTGGGTTCCAAAGCGACTGGGGTACATACGTCACGATAGACCGGAAGTTTGGCACGGACGGACAGGCCGCATCGACTGACCTCGTAAACGCCAATGTGCTTTGGACTACAAACCACAAGCTGTCGGGTATTGCTTACATTGCGTTTAGGCTTGAGTGGGACACAGACAAGTTTCCGCAGGGTGTCCCTAACATCACCGCCGTTTTGAAAGGCAAGAAGGTCTATGATCCTCGCACTTCTAGCACAGTGTGGAGCCAAAACCCTGCGCTGTGTTTGCGCGACTATATGCTCGACGACAAGTACGGGCTTGGCGAAGTTTCAGCCAACATAGATAACACATCGCTGACTGCCGCCGCGAACCTTTGCGAAGAGCAGATCACGCTTGACGCTGGTGGCGCTCAAGACCGCTACCGATGCAATGGAGTAATTGAGACAGGCAACCAAATCAGAGCCAACATTGAACAACTACTGGCTTCAATGGGCGGAATGCTGACCTACTCGGGCGGCAAGTATTTTATTGATGGCGCTGAGTACAAAACTCCTACGCTCACGTTCACAGAAGCCGACGTAATCAGCGAGATACAAACGCAGACCAAGCAGTCGCGCAGAGGCGTTTACAATGGCGTAAAAGGCATTTTTGTTTCTGAGGAGAAGAACTACAAGGTATTAGATTATCCGCCTCAGATCAGCTCTACATACGCCACAGAGGACGGCGATCCAATCTACTTGGATATGGCCTTGCCGTTCGTCACTAACAACACGCAGGCGCAAAGACTCGCGAAGATCGCACTGCTGAAGTCGCGCCAGCAAGTCGTTATTAATATGACGGTAAACCTCAAAGGCTTGCAGGTTAAGATCGGCGACACAATCAATGTGACGAACGACCGTCTTAATTACAGCTCTAAGGTCTTTCAAGTCATCGACTACTCACTAGCCATTGCAGATGGTGGCGCGCTGGCCGTAAACCTTGCCTGTATTGAGACAGCG